GGAGAACCATCACAAGATTTTGGTGGTGAAATTCCAGAACCAGAACCAGCACCAGAACCTGCTAACGATGATGTTGAAGTAGATGTTACTTCATTAGTAAAAGGGTCAGAAGAAGCTAAAAAATCAGCTGAAATGGCTAATCAGAATTCTGAAAGATTATTACAAAAACTTACCGATTTAGAAAAACGAATAGCTAGTATGGACCAAGTAAGTAATAAAATAGATGCTCTTGAAAAAGAAATGATTAAACGTAACCCAACACCTGTTGAGAAATTAGAGATGAGGTCATTAAGTTCTTACCCGTATTCTCAAAAATTAACTGATTATTGGGCTGATAAACAAGGACCATATGATGTTATGGGTAATGAAAGTAAAAAGAAAGAATATGTTTTAACAAAAGATGATATAGATTCTGATTATAGCGATGCAAACATTAAAAATAGTTTTAATGTTAATCCAGATGATAACGAATATACCGAACAAGATATCTAATCAATATTAATATTAACTTAAAATCCTCCATTTTCATGGGGGATTTTTTATTTTATTAAAAAAAAGTTGCACCGCTTTAAAATTGTTAGTATATTTGTAAAAATCAATGGTTAGTTTTATTAAAAATATTTCTATTAATTAGTTGATTTTACTTGACTTTTAAGAAATAATGTAGTATATTTGTATAACTTAAAATAGAAAATAACAATAAATAAATAAATAAATAAAAAAAAAATGTCAAAATCAATCAATCCATTGGATGCTATGTTGGCTCAATATGAGGCAAATAACAAACCAAAGTACGTAAAAAGCGATACAGCTAAAGTTTACAATTTAAAAAATTATTTTAATACTTTTATTACAGAAGGTGTTAAAAGTGCAACAAAAGAAATTAGAATTCTACCAACAGCTGATGGTTCAACAGCGTTTGTTGAATTGTATGGTCACAAAGTCCAAGTAGATGGGGATTGGAAAACATTCCCTTGCTTGAAACATGAAAAAAACGAACCATGTCCTTTTTGTGAGGCTCGTGAAGCTTTATTAGCAACAGGAAAAGATTCTGATAAAGAATTAGCTAAAAAATATAACGCTAGACTAATGTATGTAGTTAAAGTTATTGATAGAGAACATGAAGAAGAAGGTGTTAAATTTTGGAGATTTAATCATGATTACCGTAAGGAAGGTATTCTTGATAAAATAAATGGTGTATTAAAAGCACTTAAAAAAGATGTAACTAATCCTACTACTGGTCGTGATTTATCAATCACAATCAATAGAAGCGCAACTGGTTCACCAGTTGTATCAGCAGTTGCTTCTTTAGACCCATCACCATTATCTAGTGATGCGGAACAAGTTACTACTTGGTTAGCTGACACAAGAACATGGGAAGATGTTTATTCAATAAGAACTTACGATTATTTAGAAATAATTGTTAGGGGTGGTATTCCAGTATGGGATAAAGAAAATAAAAAATTTGCTGATAAAGCATCTATTAATACTAGTGTTAGTGATGATTCTGAATCTGAATTGACTCTTGGGGTTGAAAATGTAAAAGCTAACGTTAAAGCTGCTACAAAAACAACTGCTAAAGCAGCTGAAAAGCCTGTGGTAGAAGATTCAGATTCAGATTTACCCTTTTAAAATGGTAAAATAATTTAAAATATTACTACCTTTCTAAACTTTCTTAATATTTATTAATATAACGAATAAATATTAAGAAAGTTAAATGGAAGAAATAAAGGAAAAGAAGTGTTTTAAATGTGATTTGGTATTACCATTACCCGAATTTTATAAACATCCAGGAATGCGTGATGGACATTTAAATAAATGTAAAAAATGTACTAAAAATGATAGTAAAAATAATGATGAAAGATTAAGAAAAGACCCAGAATGGGTTTTTAAAGAAAAAAAACGAGGTAGAGATAAATATCACAGATTAGAGTACAGAGATAAATATAAACCAACAACTGAAAGAAAGAGAGAAGTTATTAAAAAACATCAACAAAAATATCCTGAAAAGGCTTTAGCCACAAAATACACTGAAATTTTTTTAACAAAACTTGAAGGTATTAATTTACATCATTGGTCATACAACCAAGAAGATTGGTTAGATGTGATAGAATTAAAAATTAAAGACCATCATTTTTTACATAGATATATAATTTATGACCAAGAAAGAATGATGTATAGAGGATTAGATGGTGTTTTGTTAGATAGTAAAGAAAAACATTTTGAGTATTTTAATTATTGTAAATTAAAATATGAATATTAAAAAGAAAAAAAAATGGATAAAATAGAAATATTGTTTGAGGTAAATGATACTGAGAATATGATTTTAGGGAATGATTTATATATCCCTCAACCATTTATTGGAGAATTAGGTTTCAAAGGTGATTGGACACATGAATCTATGTTATATGCAATCGAAATTGCTTACGATAAAGGTATTAAGGTTCCGTATGTTCATGATTGTAAAAATGATTATTCATTCCAAGCTAATTTTAATTGTAAAATTAATGGAATACTCTATAATGTTTATGATACAAATGAAAAAATGATAATAAGTAAGATTATTTAAAATAACATAGAATATAATATAAAATAAAATGGGTAAGAAGCCGCCAAAAACTCCGATTGTAAAATCTGGGTTTAATTTAGATGATTTTAAAAATAATAACGGATTAAATATAGTAATAAAAGAAAAGGAGTTGAGTTGGATTCCTTTATCTGAAGCATTTCATGATGCTGTTAAAGTTCCAGGTATACCTATAGGTTTTTTCACTAGTTTTAGAGGATTTTCTAATACTGGTAAGTCAACCGCAATTTATGAAGCTGTGGTTGGGTGTCAAAAAATTGGTGTATTACCTGTTATTTATGATACTGAGAATAACTGGAATTGGGAGCACGCTAAGAATATAGGTGTTGAATTTGAAGAGATTATGGATGAGTCAACTGGACTACCTAATTATAAGGGTGATTTTATATTTTTACAAGGTTCTGATTTATTATTAATGTACGCTAATTATGACCATCAACATAGTAAGATGGGAACTAAAGCATTAAGATACGAACCAGTTGTTGAAGATGTATCTTTACACATGACAACATTATTAGATGCACAACAAGAAGGTACTTTACCAAGAAATATTGCGTTTTTTTGGGATTCAGTTGGTTCAATGAATTGTTTTAAAGGTACGACATCTAAAACAAGTAATAATCAATGGACAGCAGGTGCTCTTGGTACATGTTTCAAATCATTAATTAATTTTAGAATACCAGCATCAAGAAGAGAAACATCACAATATACCGCAACATTTGCAGTGGTTCAACAAATTTGGTTAGATAACGAAAATAAAGTTATAAAACATAAAGGTGGAGAAGCTTTCTTTTATTCCCCAAGAATGATTTTCCATTATGGTGGGATATTAACTCATAGCACCGAAAAACTCAAAGCAACATATAAGGGTGAGGAATTTCAATTCGGTATAACAACCAGAATTAGATGCGAAAAAAACCAGGTAAATGGTGTTGAACAAAAAGGTGTTATATCATCAACACCACACGGTTATTGGAATCCAGATAAGATTAATGAATATAAAGAATCGCATATGGATTTCTTTAAAGAAAAATTAAACACAACATATGATGATTTTGCTATAGAAGCAGAAGGGTCAATTGGTTTAGACAACTAGTATTAACAATTTAAAATAATATTTGTGAATAAACGACCACCACGTAACGGTGAAATAGTTGAGAAAATACAAAACACACTACTAGTAGATGGTAATGCTTTATTTAAAAGAGGCTTCATCGGTGCTAAAAATGAGTATAATCGAAATGGCCAGCATATTGGCGGTTTATATCAATTTATTACTATATTACGTAAAATGTTAGTTGAAGATTTATACCATAGGGTATATGTCTTCTGGGATGGAGAATTTAGTGGTAAACTTAGATATGAAATTTATAAACCTTATAAGATTTCTCGTGGTAAAGACTATGAAAATGGGACCCACCCAATAGACGAATCAGAATTAGAACAACTAAAACTAATTTGGGAATACATCAATGAAATGTATGTTAGACAATTAAAACACGAAGTAATCGAAGGAGATGACTTCATAGCATACTACTGTCTAACAAAAAAAGAAAATGAGAAAATAACTATTGTAACCAATGACAGAGATATGTCCCAACTTATCTCTGAAAACATAAAAATTTATTTTGTAGATTTAAAGAATTATGTTGGGTTAACAAATTACCACGAATATTTTAATCACCATCAAGAAAACTCAGTTCTAATAAAAACAATTATGGGTGATACTAGCGATAGTATTAAAGGTATTAAAGGTGTAAGGGAAAAAACATTATTAAAACTATTTCCAGAGTTAAAAGAGAGAAAACTAACTATAAATGAAATAATTGATAAAGCCAAAAAACAAAAATTAGAAAGAATTGAAAAAAAACAAAAACCTATCAAAGTATTGGATAATATTATCAATTCTATCACGAATGGGGTTCAAGGAGACAAGTTGTATGAGATTAATGATAAACTTGTTAATTTAAAACATCCACTTATGACTGAAGAGGGTATAAAAAAATTGGAAGATTTAAAAAATGGTACTTTAGATTCATCTGGTAGAGATATAAAAAATATCCTTATAATGATGGAACGAGATGGGTTGGATAAAACAATAGGTGATTACAGATATCCCGATTACTTATTACCATTTAAAAAATTGATAAGTAGAGAGTAAAATAACAATAAAAAATTAAAAATAAAAAAAATGAGTGAAGTAAAAACAAGAACTTACGTTCAAAACGAGATTAAAGAAGAAAGATTTGAGTTTGTATTATATGTAAATAATCATATAATTTGTCAACGATTTTTTCCCATTAATAATTTTGATGAAACAATACATAATCAATATAAATCTAAAGATTTAACTAAAAAGTCTGATTATGAAACCTTTTTACAATCTGGCGATTATGATACTGAGGTAAAAAATTCTTATTTATTAAAAGAATTAATGGATAATATTATTGGGATAAACAACGGAGAATGGGGTGACCAAGGTATTATACCAGCGTTTTTAAAAGAGAAATCCGTTAATTATTTATGGGATAACCACAACCCATATTATGTCCAAACAGAAGAATTACTTAAAAATTCAATAAGAAAAGTAGATACATTCCAATTTGATATAAAAATTGATAAAAAAGTGGTTATTTCAAGTAAATTACAGAATTATTTCTATCCATTAAGTGCTATAAATACTGTTAAAATAAAAGAGATTATTCCATTAATTATGGCTGAAATACGCCTTTTTTTAAGTAAAAATAAATATACAAAACAATAGAATAATCTATTAGTTTTGTATATTTATAATGAGGAAGGTTTTAAAAAAAAAATAATGAAAAATGTCGAAAATAGATAAAAATAGTTTAGGGTATTTAGGGGTTGATTATCAGTATCGTTTGATGTCTCAAATATTAAATGATAATGTTTTTGGTAATAAAATAATTGATATTATTGATTCTAATTATTTTGAAGACCCATCGCTAAGAGTAATAGCCGCTGCAATTAAAGAAGCTAAAAAAGAATATGATATCATACCAAATATAGAAAGTCTTAAAATTAGACTAATAGAGAATATTAGTACTGACATGCAAAGAAGATTTATTATTACACAATTAGAAAAAATAGAAGGTTCTGATTTGGATGATACCTTGAAAACTCAAGATATTGCTATGAGATTTTGTAAGCAACAAGAGTTAAAAAAATCAATAAAAGAAATACAAAAAATAATTGATAAGGGTGATTTAAATGATTATAACCAATGTGAAATTATCCTAAGAAAAGCATTAGAACATGGTTCTGATAATGACGAAGGTATTGATTTATTTGAAAACATTAATGAAGTATTGGCTGAAGATTTCAGACATCCAATACGTACAGGTATTAAAGGGTTAGATGAAATAATGGATGGTGGTTTATCTAAGACCGAATTAGCAGTCGTTATAGCTCCAACTGGCAGTGGTAAGGCGCAGCCATTAAGTTCTAAAATATTAACACCAAATGGTTGGGTAACAATGGGCAAAATTAAAGTTAATGATTATGTTATTTCTAGAGATGGAAATGAGACTAAAGTCTTAGGTGTTTACCCACAAGGTATTAGACCTATTTATAAAGTTTCATTTAATGATGGAACATCGACTTTATGTGATGAAGAACATTTATGGGCTGTAAATTCAGCGAATCAAAGAAATAGAAATTCTTGGAAAAATGGTAAAAGATGTAAATTACCACCAGACAATAGTTTTAAAGTTGTTAAAACTATTGATATGGTTAATAAGTTAAATTATTGTGTTGTTAAACGATTGAATTATAAAATACCAATGGTGAAACCAGTAAATTTTAAAAAACAAGATGTAATAATAAACCCATATGTATTAGGGGTTTTATTGGGTGATGGTACTGTAACTGCTAATAATCAACCATGTTTCGACACTAAGGATGTAGAGATAATAGATAATTTTAGAAAACTAATAAATAAAGAGATTAATGTTAAAGAACTTTTTAGAGATATCGAGAAAGAAGAAAACGGTGAATTAGTTTTAATTAAACGTTCTATTCTTAGGGTAAGTATAATGAATATTAGAAATGAATTAAAAGAACTTGGTTTATATGGTGCGAATTCATTAACTAAATTCATCCCATCAGAGTATTTGATAAATGATATTGAAGGTAGGATTGAATTATTACAAGGATTATTAGATAGCGATGGTACTGTAACTAAAAAAGGTAGGATTCAATATACAACAGTTTCAAAGGATTTATGTAATGGTGTTAGAGAATTAGTATTATCTTTAGGTGGGTTTTGTTCGTATAAAACAAAATCACCAAAATATAGATATAAAGGTGTTTTGAAAACAGGTAAACTATCCTATATTTTATGTTTATCTTTTCCAGAAGATTTAA